TTTTACACTATCAATCACCTGCAAGTTGATACGCTTTGTACCGGTGGCTGAACATTGGAATCCACCAGAAACCGCAGTCCAGTCAGTGCCAGCAGCACCAGCAACATCAGAGGCTGCTTCAACAACAACCTGAATCTGACTGCCCGTACCAATTGTAAGTGCCTGTGCAATAGTTGCCTGCACGTAGTACTCGCAACCCATGTTTCCAGTGAGAGTTGACGAGCCAGACCCCGCAGTTTCTGTACCCGGTGGAACTGGACCGCCGGTTGCTGAATAAAATGTCGAACCACCCACGTTAAGGGCGTTAGACGATTGGCGGTTCCATGTGTTCAAAGCACCAGAAAGAGTAATAACACCACTCGATGGCACTACAAATACTAAACGGTTATCTCTAGCCATATTTTCCTACCTTTCTGAGACTACGCAATAGCCTCAACCTTAAGGCGTCCAATGGCACGTGTATGTGGAACCCACAAACCTACGCCCCAATCGAATACCACGTTGTGCATAATGCCATTCTCTTTGCTGAGTCCGAGGTACTCAGGTTTGAATGGTCCAGACTGCCAACCTTGGACATACCCTGTTCCATAGCGAACCGCATAGATATGAGTAGACTTTGATGCAACCGGTCCAGCAAGGTTGTTAGCAATAATTGGCGTAGTACCATCAGACTTACGACCAACAGTGCGAACCGTAGCGGATTTATACTTTTCCACCGGACGGTCAAAACTGTCCATCGTGACATCGAAACCAGCGCCAATACCCATAGTACGGATTGCAAATTCAATCTGACGTTTTGCAAATTCGTTCATGTACAAGACTACGCCATTGCCATCTGGGGCGTTCATGTTGTCAAGCAACTCCTGAATTGCTGAAAACAAACCATTTGAAAGAGCAGCGGTAATGGAGCCAGACTTCAATGTAGCCTGAGTCGTTGGGACAGAGATATCCATTTCTGAAGGAATATCAAAGTCTGCGAAGTTATCAAGACGATAGCCAAGACCCGGAAAACAGTCAACAGTGCCAGTAACCGGCGAGTTGTTGATGAATTTATCGTTGAAATCATAGGCAAAACCTTCGAGGAAGATTTGCACCTGTGCTTCAATTGGGTCGATGATGTTCTGTGGCTGTGCCATCAACACCTTGTCAACAAGAATCTTGTTGCGTACGAGATACATATTTTCTTCGTACGACTTTGGACGTCCCTTGACTGGTACTGGCTCGGAGTTAACACCGGTCCAGTTTGGTGCAGGGATGTTGCTGTTCAGGTAGCGCATACCTACCTGCTTGAGCGATGGGGAAGTGTAGAGAGGAATATCCTTCAGGGCATTCCACGTCTGATGAAGTGATTTTGTAATTTCCTTGACAACCGGGTCGTTGCTGATTGCTGCGTAGTCCGCCAGCGTCAAGGCACCGTTAAAGTCGATAGCCATTTAGTGACTCCTTACCTGTTGATACCTAACAGTTGCGAAAGGGTTGACCTTCCACCACCTGTCGTATTTCCTGCCTGTACATTCGGGGCTGTGGTCCCACCACTTGCTGGTGTAGGCAATGAACGGTTTGTAGTAACCTGTTTTGTGACTTCACTCTTCAAGGACCTTTGAAGTTGCTCAATTTGTGATGCCACCAACTTGATTGCCTCAGATGGCTGTATTCCCCTATCAATCAACGTGTCAACCATCTGGGTTGCCTGTTGTGCTGCTGGATACTGAGAAAACGCCTTCTGTTTTTCGTTCTGCACCATGTACGTCCGAGCCTCAGCAATTGCTTGTCGATAGCGGAATGCTTCTAGTTCGGCTTCCATCTGCAAGTTAGCAGTAGTTGAGTCCACCAAATTCTGGTTTTCCAGTTCTTGGTATCGACTTCGGATTTCGTTTTCTTGGGCTTGCAGTTGTTGTTGCTGCAACGCAAGTCTCACATCTTCCGCACTTCGATAACCTTGTGCCTGCAAACCAGCAATGACGTCCGACCAGTTGTCTAGTTGTTGTTGTGCCTGTCTGGCACGTTCATTAACTTCTCTGAATCGGTCGTAAGGTATTGGACCCGGTTCACCCTGAATGTGAGATGGTTGCCCATCGTCTTGGACATACTGCACATCATCATTTACGCCCGTGATGCTATCTGTATCGTATCCGGCGGCGATACGAACATCGTCCAAAATGGCGTCTGCAACGCCTCCAAAGTCTGTCGCACCGGCTGATGAGTCCGGTGTGTGTGTC